ATTCCGGAACAGAAACGAAGTATAATGACCTTTTGGTGGTATGGTCATCCGGTGAAAACATGACACAGGTGGTGGAGTACGCCTTTACCGTAACAACCCTGACGCTTGCAACCTAAAGAGAGGAGATGACCCGCGTTGGCATATATATCTTGGTCGGATTATACCGCAGGGGGCGGGACTGTTACCGTCGAGGCAACATTTAACGAGCTTGAATACGCGGCGCGGGCATACCTTGACAAGGTAACGCACAGGCGAATCTCGTATATGTCGGCTGTTCCCGAAGCGGTTGAAATGCTGATGATTGAATTGGTGAATATGGAGAGCGCAAGGCGCGCCTTAATTGACGCGCCCGCTCTTTCGTCTGCATCAAATGACGGCGTTTCAGAATCCTATGCAGAACCGATGACGACCGCCCGCCTTGACGAAAGGCGCGATCAGTTGGTCAACGAATATCTGAACGGGATTGAGGACGACAACGGCGTATTACTGCTGTTTGCGGGGGTGAGTTATTATGACATCATATCCCAAATGGTGGAATGACACCGTAACGCTCTATAACCGCATAGAGAACGCCACAACACATGAGGTAACATGGCAGAGGACAGTTATATCAAACTGTTTCGCTTCCCGTGTGACGCGGCGGGTGATTGTCGATAAAACGCTGTCGGTGGTTCAAACGCACATTGTCAGAATACGCGAAAGCGCAGATTATTTATCTCCGTCAGCTTGGAACGACGCGACGACCCGCACGGGTAAATTCACGTTGCAAGTCGGGGATTTAGTTGTGTTCGGAACGGTCGCTGACACGATCTCGGAATACACAGCAGGGCAAACATCGGAAGATGTGCTGAATAAGTACATAAATTCAGGCGCCTTCCGCGTTTCGGCTGCGAAAGACAACACCGACGCGGCGGGCGCTCACTACTACGGGAGCGAGGTGTAACGGTGGGGAAAAGTGTAACGGTTGAATCCCATATTGATATACCGCGCAACCTGCGCAAGGTCGACAATGACGCTTTTTGGACGTTTGCGGCCAACGAATGGTGGCGGTTATACTTCCCGTATATTCCGTTTGATACAGGCACATTGGCGCGTTCGGTGCGCATATCGCCCAAAACGATTGAACACTTTGCGCCCTATGCAAACTCCGTCTATAACGGGAAATTCCGCAACTTCCGAAAGGACAAGCACCCGTTGGCGAGTGCATTCTGGGACGCGGCGGCGATTCCGTCACAGCGCGATAAATTAATTGGTTCAATGCAGGAATATGTTGATTCCGGGAGGTGTAATTTAGATGGCTGATGAAATCAATATCCATTTAAAAATCCTCGAATGGCTGATGACATATACCCCGCTGAAAGATTGGTATTTCAACTTCAATAACGCGCGGATTGACGCGGTGAGCGTTGTTCCGGTCGGTATGCCGCGTTTATCCGAAGAATGGATAGACGGGGGCGGGATTGTTTACTATGATTTTATTATCAACGTATTCAAACCGCTCGACAAAACGCCGCATTTCCTGACGCGCCGAAACGCAAACGCGACGGCGCTTTTTGATGTGCAAGCGTTTATGGACTGGATCACCGAAAAAGACGCGACAGGCGATTACCCCGTGATTGGTTATGATGTTGAATCAATCGAAGTTTTGCAAAACATTCCATCAACCGCAGGGCAAGACGACAAATTGTATTTGCTGTCATTTCCCGGGCGGATGAAATACATCAAGGAGGATTGACGCATGGCAACATGGACTAAAGCACAGACATACTTATTCATTGATACCAGTGCGACGGCAACGCCTGACTGGGCGCGAATTGGTAAATCCACCACTTTCACGCTCTCTCTAAACGCGCAGACCGAAACGCAGGACTATATCGAGGACGAGAACCCGACGACATCAATCAAAAACTATCAGCCGACCCTCCCGCAGGAACTGCGCACAATCGAGGGCGACGATGCTTTTGATTTTATTTTCGGAATGTTCCTCGATAGACCGACGGGAACGGACGCAGAAAAAACCATTCTGATTGTGTTCCCGAAAACAAGCGCGACATCCACATACGTTGCTTGGAAAGTCGGCTCGACCGTTACCTTGAAAGATTTTGACACCGTTGCGCAGAAGGTCACTTTCGATCTTTCGCTGAACGGCACAATCACCGAGGGGACGGTCACATTCGCAGACGGCGTTCCGACGTTTGTCGCAGACGCTGAATAACGGTATAGAGGGGCGGGCGTAAAAACCCGCCCTTATTCTATAACAAATAATCAGGAGGTACAAACGCATGGCAGAAATCAAAATCAACATTCCCGAACTCGACAGAATGACCTATAACGGGGTCGATCTCACACTGGATATGTTCGACCGAGACACTTTGAAAAAAGTCAACGCGGCGGGCAGGGCGTTTCAAAACACAACTAACGCGCAAATCAAAAACGGGCAATTCAAAGATGCTGAACAGGCGGTTGAATTATCGTGTAATGGGGTGTTTAAATACTTCGATGACATCTTTGGCGAGGATACTCACAAAAAGATGTTCGGCGACGAGGTAAATTTTCGCGTGGTTATTGAGGTTTATAAGGCGTTCGCGAAGTACGCGAAAGAGCAGGTTGACGGTATCAAAGATGTGATGTCGGTTGATTAACCTTGCCACAACCCCGCCTCCCGAATATATCAACATCAACGGATATGCTTACGCGGTAGACACCGATTTTAAAACGTGGATTGAGATTATTGATCTGCTCGACGAGTTCGACACGAAAGCGGGAATAACGCCCGAAAACGTGAAAATCATGGTCGATGTTCAAATGTTGGCGTTCAACGCGAAGATTAATGAACCGTGGCAAGATGTATTTACGGAAATGGCGCGGTTTGCGCGTGGCTATCCGACAGACGATAACGGATTTAGGTCAAGCGAAAGCACGGAGCGGTTTGTTTCCTTTTCGTATGACTTGAATTGGATTGTCTTAGCGATTCGGAATCAAAGCGGGATTGATTTATCATACCGGCGAAAATCCCCGTTTCACTGGTGGCTGTTCCTATTGGAGTTTTATTCACTGGCGGGCGATCATTACATACTCGACATCATCCGCCGCAGACAGTACAAAGGAAACGATTCAGAGCATCAGCGGGCGCGTGACGCGGTTGCGCTTCCGTTGAAATTAACCGCCGAAGAAAGGCGCAATATTGCAGACATTGAGGCGGCTTTAAATGGAAAATAACAGAGAAAAAGTCAAATGCCCGTATTGCGGGGCGAATCAGGCGGTGCAGAAAACACCCGCCGCAGAATGCCACGGTATATGGGTGAAATGCAAAAATCAAAAATGTAAAAAAGAATTTGAAATTTTAATTCGGAAATAAAACCGTGCTGTGCCTCTGTGCCATCGGATTCAAATAAAGGTGGTGGCACAGTGGCAGACAGCGTAAAAATCAAGATCGACGGCGACGCGGAAGGTTTTAAAAACGCATTAACAGGGCTTGGCGGTATAGCGGAAAACGCTATGGCGGGTGTAGTCACAGCGGTCACAGCGGTCACAGCGGCGCTTGCTGCCGGTATGGGCGCGGCGATTGAATACGGATCGGCGTTTGAGACCTCAATGGCGAAAGCGTCCACGCTGTATGGCACTACCGCCGTGAACACAGACGCGCTGAACGAAAAGATGTTGGCGTTGTCCTCGTCTACGGGACTTGCCGCAACAACGCTCGGCGACGCGCTTTACAGTGCTTTATCTGCGGGCGTTCCTGTCACGGAGGACATGGGCGCGGCAATGGGAATCCTTGAAAGTTCCGCGAAATTGGCAACTGCGGGCTTCACGGACATTGATACGGCGCTTTCCGCGACTGTTAAAACGCTGAACGCTTACGGGTTAGGCGTTGAGGAAGCCGACAGAATCCAAAAAATCTTAATTCAAACGCAGAATCTTGGTATTACCACGGTCGGAGAACTCGGCTCGGTACTGGCGCAAGTCACCCCGACGGCGGCGGCTATGTCCGTTTCGTTTGAACAGGTCGGTGCGGCTTTGGCGGTTATCACGGCGCAGGGTGTTCCGACGGCACAGGCGACCACGCAATTAAACGCGGCTTTTGCCGAACTCGGCAAATCGGGAACTATCGCGGCTGACAACTTAGCCCTTGCAACCGAAAACACCCGTTACGCGGGCAAATCATTCAAAGAATTATCAGAGGCGGGCGTTCCGCTGACAACAATTCTCGGATTGATGGGCGACTATGCAAAAGCAAACGGGCTTTCGATGCTCGATATGTTCTCGTCTATCGAAGCGGGCAAAGCGGCACTGGCAATAACGCAAGACGCGCAGGGGTTCAATGAGGCGCTTGGGGCAATGTCAACCGAGGCGGACGTGGTCGGCGAAGCGTTTGCGAAGATGTCCGACACGTTCGAGTTCAAAATGAGTCAATTAACCGAGAGCGCAAAGAATCTCGGAATATCGGTATTTAACGAAGTCAAAGAATCTCTGAAAGGCACACTCGACGAAGTAAACGGTTGGGTGGGCGACCTTGCAACCGCTTTCAATGAGGGCGGTTTTGAGGGGCTTGTCTCGGCGCTGGGTAATGTTTTGGGCGAAGCGGTCAACATGATTGCCGAGGCGTTGCCCGATATAACCGAAATGGCAATTTCTTTGATAAACAATCTCATCGCGAGTTTGTCAGAGAATGCCCCGCAACTGGTATCTGTGGGCTATTCCCTGCTCGAATCCCTGTTTAACGGGTTTACTGAAATTATAGGGAATCTCGGCGACCTCGGCGCTCAAATCGTTCCTGTCATTATTGACGGAATCATCCGATACAAGGGCGCCGTCATTACAGTTGGAATCGAACTGGTTGCCGCGCTCGTAAACGGGATTATATCGGGTATAGGCACAATCGCAGACGCGGCGGGAACCGTCGCCATAACCGTGGCAAATACGCTGGTATCCGCCCTGTCCGGCATCGGAGAATCCTTATCAGAACTCTCTAACAGTTCCACGGATTGGCTCGATAATATGTTAGATATGATTATCGAGGGGCTTGAAATATTAGCCGAAGGAATCGTCGAAAACGCCCCGATCGTTATTGAGGCGCTTGGCTCTCTGCTTTTAAAAATGGGAGAATCGGCGGCGTTTTTCCTGCCCGACATGGTCACTGCGCTTGTTTCTGTGGTCACGTCTTTGGTAAACTCTTTAGCTGAAGCGCTTCCGACATTGATTCCGCAAATTGTCTCTGCGGGGCTTTTGCTGATTCAATCGCTGTTGACGGCGATTATGGATAATTTGCCGCTAATGATTGATGCGGCGCTTCAACTCATGGTTGGGCTTGTCGACGGTCTGATTCAGGCGATTCCTATACTCGTTGCGGCTCTGCCCACAATTATAGAATCTATTGTCAATGGTCTGTTGAGCGCAATACCAGAAATCATCAACGCGGGCATAACTCTTTTGATGTCGCTTGTTGAGGCGTTGCCTACAGTTATATCTGCTCTTGTTTCGGCGCTGCCGCAGATCATCACAGCTATTGTGAGCGCGCTTGTCAGTAATCTCCCCGCCATCATTCAAGCGGGCGTGGAATTATTGATGGGCTTAATTAAGGCCATCCCGCAGATCATTGTCGCTCTTGTAAATGCGCTGCCGGAAATCATTGATTCAATTGTCGGGCTGTTGACTGACCCAGAAACCATTAAATTGCTGCTCGAGGCGGGCGTGGAGTTGTTTATGGCGCTCGTCAAGGCAATTCCGGAAGTGCTCGGCTCAATTCTCGAGGCGGTTTGGGGCATTATCGACGGTATTGTCGGCGCGATTGTCAGCGAGGAAGCTTGGAACGACATCAAAGAGGCGGGCAAACAACTGTTACAGGGATTGTGGCAAGGCATCACCGATGCCGTCGACTGGATTATCGACCAAATCAAGAATCTTGGCTCAATGATCGTTGACGGATTCAAAGCGGTGTTTGGCATCGAATCCCCGTCAAAGGTTATGCGTTTCCAAATCGGTCAAATGCTCGGCAAAGGTGTCGCCGAAGGCATCAAAGACAGCACAAAAGATGTTGTAGACGCTGCCAAAGACCAAATGGACGCTCTATCTGACGCTTACAATTTGCCCGATAAATTCTTCTCGGTTAGGGCGGGTGTCACATACACGGGCATTGCGCCCGAACTGGAGGCAATGACGGCAGGAATCGGAGGCACTACCATTACACAGATCATCAACTTCAACGAACCGATTGAAAGCCCTGACACGGTGGCGCGGTCGGTGAACCGGGTAATGACATACGGATTGGCGGGTGCATATTGATGGTGAGATTTGTACGAAGCGACGGAAAGACGTTTCAATTCGGTGCGCTTTACAAGATCACAGAATTTAAAGGCGCGGACAAACTTTCGGTTGATATTTACAGCGAGAAGCGGGCGCAGGGAAACGGAGACATTATAACGGGTCAAAGAATCCCCGCCCGCACAGTCACTATAAAATCTGTATGCACATCGTCTTTGCTGAACGACAAAGGGCGGCGACTGGTTGAGGCGTTTTTCAACCCGTTTTATTCGTTCCGAATGTATATCCAATACAAAGGGGACGAGCTGTGGATTGATTGCAAGGTTGACACGGTGGACTTGCCGACGGCGAATCTATATGTGGCTCAAAAATTCACATTGTCGCTTTGGTGTGCGTATCCACTGTTTCGATCTGTTTCAGAGTTTGGTGAAAACATTGCGGCGCTCACGCCTCGGCTCGGATTCCCTATCTATACCACGGCAGCAAGCGGGTTTGTGATTGGTGAATATGCTTTCGCCTCTACAATATACATCGCAAACGACGGCGACACCGAGACATACGCGAGGGCGCGAATACTGGCAACCGGCAACGTGGAGGGATTCACATTAACGGACGGCACGGACAGCGTAACCTACGCGGGGACGCTCACGGACGGCGACGAACTGTTGATCGACTTTGAGACCGCCTCCGTTACACTCAACGGCGATAATGCAAATCGCTATCTTGACCGGACAAGCACATTCTTTTCAATACCGCTCGGCGGCGGGAATATCGGCTATTCTGCCACATCGGGGCTTGATAACGTGGCAGTATTCATCTATTACAATAAATTGTATTTGGGGGTGTAAACGTGGTATTAAAGGCGCTTGACAGCGATTATGCGCTGATTGGCGATATTAAAGATGCTTATAATATCCGTTGGGTGCGGCGCTATTACGCGGTCGGCGAGTTTTCTATCACGTTTCCATCCGATACATATTCCGCATCGATGAAATATATCTATTCGCCCGACAGGCGCGAAACAGGCATTATTCAACAGGTGCGGTATGGTGAAAAAGTCGGAAGCAAATATGTTACCGTTTCGGGATATTTTCTTGAAAGAAAATTGGATAACAAAATTGTGCAGCCGACTTATCACGGATCGGGAAATATTGAAACGCTTGCCCGCGAAATGATAACCGACTATCAAGACGACCTCGGAATAACGCTCGGAACGGCGGCTGGACTTGGCGCATCAATTACATTTCAGGAAACGGGCGACGAATTGGGAAAACGCCTTTATGATCTTCTTGCCACGCAGGAACTTTCGTTTTCGCTCGATTACGACTTTGCGGAAGATGAAATTGTATTCAACGTGTGGCAGGGGTTAGACCGAACGCAAGACCAAACAACAAATAACTGGGTGTGCTTTTCGCAGGGCATGAAAAACATCTCCAAAGTCGAATACACCTACGACGACAGCAATTACAAAAATTATGCGGTGGTCGGCGGTCACGGCGAGGGCGATGACCGGACGTGGGTTTATGTCGACCTGTCGGCAACGGGAGAGGAAAAGCGCAAGGTTTATATAGATGCAAAAGACATCGAACAAGAGGGAACCGACGCGAAATATAAAGCAGCTTTAGCACAGCGCGGCGCGGACAAGCTGTTGGAATATCAGAAAATCGTTAATGTGACATTTACCGCGCTCGATACCACATTCCGTTATTTAACCGACTATGACCTCGGAGATAAGGTTGATATTGTTTTGGATAATATCGGCTCGTTTTCTGCGCGGATTGAGGAAATAGAGGAAGTTTGGAAAAACAACACGCAAAGCATTTCTCTATCTATCGGCGCGTTGATGCCGACTCTCTATAAAAAGGTCACAGCGGGGAAAATCAAGAGCGCCGCCCCGAACTATAAAACCATTACAGACACATCATCGACTACGGCGGTTATTCCAACGGCAGTGAATCGAGCGCGTTATGTATACACGCAGCCCTTGACCTCGTTCACGATCACGAATTTCCCGGCGGGTAGCGGGTGGGACTTCACCGTAGAATTTACGGCGGCCGCAGGAATCACGGGGTCATGGCCAACGACGAAATGGAACGGCGACAGCGCCCCGACATTGACGGCGGGGGATCGCTATTGTCTGATCTTTTCTGACCGTATCTCGTCATACGGGCAGACAACGCCGTAAGCGGGGTGAGGGAATGGCTGTATCATATGTGAACAGCGGCCAAAACTTTGGAACGGGGACGGCGATTACGATACCAAAGCCGGTAGGAATACAAACGGGCGATGCTGTTGTGGTGCAGGTTGTATCTGACTCAACTCCGTCAATAAGCGATAACAATGGTTCTGCGCCGTTTTCGGTGGACGCATCATACACTCATTACGCCAATGCCGCGCGGACATTTATCCTCAGCAGAATAGCTGGATCACAGGAACCATCAGCTTTTTCATTCACATTATCCGCCGCTAATTCGTGGGCGGCTGTCGTGTCGATTTACAGAGGGGTTGACGCATCTATATGGAGGATTGGCCCTTCTGGACATTTTTCAACCAGTTTTAATACGGTTCCATCATCACCTATAATATCAAGCGGATTAATATCGGGCGATATGCTCATAGGCGTTTATAGCGGAGATACAAACTATAACAGTTTGGCATCAACACCATCCGGATACACAGCACGGCAGCATACTTGTGGCAGCCGAGAAGCTTCATTTGTTGATAAATTGGTTACAAGCACAAGCCAAAGCTCGGCTGTGTGGACGCTTAGTTGTTCCACATCTTGGGCTGCCGGATTATTTGCGATAAAGCAAGGGAATACATTCGACACCAAACCATTTTTCTATGCGCAATATTTGAAATGTTTCGGAGGGGTTTGAAGTGGAATACGGGAAAATGATTAACGGAGTTATGGTTAAAGCGGGACGAGTCATAACCGCCCACGGGCGAGAATATCACAATCCGCCGGAAAAGATTATACGGGAACTCGGCTATTTACCGATTGAAGATTCAGAACCACCCGAAATTCCTGACAAATCGTTTTCGCCTGCATGGGCTGTTAAAGACGATAAAATCATCAAAGTATGGTCGGAAACACCATACGAAATAGCCACACCCGACCCGATAATGTCACGCATTGAACGGCTTGAAAAGCTGTTTAAGGAACATATAGCCCAAAGCGAAACGGAGGTTGCAAAATGAAAAGTATCTTTTTTGATTCACAGGTTACTTATGACGAATTTGACGCGCCGATCTACGATAGACCTTCAAGCGCGGCAGATTTGCGAAGCGTGTTTGCATCGTTTATTGCAAACGGGGTATTTATTACACCGTCAACGAATTTACAAGTCACTATCGGATCGGGTTTACAAGTTGTGGCGGCGGCGGGAAAGTGTTGGATTAACGGCGCTTTCGGATATACCACTTCCGACACGAATTTAACCCTCACAACCGCAGACGGGACAAATCCGAGAATTGACCGCGTTGTGGCGCGGCTCGACCTGAATACCGATGTGCGCAGCATTGATCTGTATGTGGTAGACGGAACAGCGGCGGCGTCGCCTGTTGCGCCCGCGCTCACACAGACCGCAACCGTTTATGAAATCGGGCTTGCCGATGTTTTGGTCCCCGCAAACGCAACATCAATTCTACAGTCAAATATAACCGATCTACGGCAGAACGAGGATTATTGCGGCGTCGTTCACGCGGCTTTCGACCAGGTAGACACGGCGGATTTATTCGCTCAATTTCAAGCGGCTTTCGACGAATGGTTCGCGGATTTAGAGGAC